TGGAAAGTTTTCGCGGTCTGTCAGGAGAACCAATGCAGATCTTTGAACTCACCCAGCCCCAAAAACCCACGCTCAAAGAGTACGATCCCAATCGACTGCCGCCCAAGAAAAACTACGGCACCAATGTGGGCCCAGGTGTACAACCTCAGTACACTGCCACTCCCAGAATGAAGGGTACACCGCCGCCACCTGGCGACGCACCTAGACTGCCACCACCTGCAGGTGCTGCTGACCAAACACAAATCATAGATGCCCCGGCTGCCCCGAAACAAATTGGCACAAATTATGATCCCAATGTGATTGACGTTGATGCCAAGGTAAAACCTGACACACCGGCTGCACCTGCACTGCCAGCGCCTGACGCTGCTCCTACAGCAGATAACTCACCGTCGCCATGGTACAAAACAAAAGCCAACAAAAGTTATCAAAACACTGCTGCCATACCTGTACCGCCACCGCCCAAAGCCAAAGCACCAGAAAATCCAGCAGCGGTTGCAGCCGCTCCTAGTACTCCGGGAGTAAAAGGATCTCGAATGGGTGCTATTGTGGGTGCCCTGGGCAACAGATTAATGGCACACAATGCAGCATCAGTTGGACTCAGTGTCCCTGACACCGGAGACGACAATCCCTACGGAGATCAACGTGCGGCTGCTGCCAAAGTTTCTGCACCACTGATCAGTCAAATGGCCCGCGAAGAACTGGCCAAATGGAATCAAGGTCTAATGCAGGCTGTTCAACAGGCAGGCGTAAGCTCACCTGCACAGTTGCCCACAGCCACCAAGCAAGCCTTGGCACGTAGTCTGATGAATCAAGTATACACCAACTTCTTACAAGGCAGGTTAGGGAAAAAATACAAAGACTTGCCACGGTATGTGGACGGCAAGGTACAAAGAGAAGCTGCCGCACAAGTTGCCAAACTAGACAATGCCATCAAAGCCATATTGAATTTCAATGCTCCTAAAAGCGCACCGGCAGCTGAATTACAACGCTGGCAAGACTTGTCGCAGGCCACTTATGACATGCGATCATTGTTGCAGTTCCATCCCAAACAACTGGATTACACTGGCGGGCAAAAAATGCCCACGTTACAGGCAATTCCAAATGGACTCAAAATTGGATCTACTGTGCTTAACACAAACGATCCAACTGATCAGCAAATAATAGAGCTGGTCATTCGCCTAAGAGACAAAATCAGTGGGGCATTGCCAACGGTGTCATTGTCACCTACCGGTCAATGGCAAATTGGTGTTTATCCACTGGATCTTATCAATCCAAGAGATCAAAAATTAATGAAAATACTCAAGGCCGAAAGAGATCAACTTAATCGTGCCACCACTGCAGAATCATTGACCTGGAGTCGTGGATTTGATCCCAGCAGAACACTATTGAAAAAAATTAGACAACTATGAAAAGCCTACGTACACTACTAGAAGGCGGCAATGTATTCAAAGATGCCGAAGGCCAGCCACTTACCCAACGCATCAACCAAAGCGATGTGCCTGCCACTGTGGCCTGGCTTGAACAACTAACCGGATTGGATTTTACCACAGATGTAGATCCAGAAAAAAACAAGCCACGTCGTTGGCTAGGCAGCACAGGCAAAGCCGCCACATCTGGTGATCTAGATCTGGCTGTGGATCTAAATGATATTTCCAAAGAACAACTGGCTGCAAAACTAACACAGTGGATTGTGAGCCACAAATTGCCACCTGCAGAATGGATCAAAAAAGGCGGAGAAGTACACCTACGCACCCCCATTCAAGGGCGTCCTGAACTGGGGTATGTGCAAACTGACTTCATGTTCTTCCCCAACTTGGACTGGGGCATATTCTATTACTCAGGTGGCGAAGACTCTGCTTACAAAGGCATGAACCGCAATGTGTTGATGAGCAGCATTGCCAAACAACTGGGACTAAAAGTAGGAGCCAATGGCATGTTTAGCCGCACTACAAATCAGTTAGTGGATGGCGGCCTAGATCCTGACTATGTGGCACAGACATTGCTGGGTCGTGGTCGCACAAGAAAAGATCTCAAAAATGTAGAAAGTATTTTTGCTGCCTTGGCCCGAGACCCAAACAAAGAAGCCAAGGTCAAAGACTTTCGTGAATACCTGAACACGGAAGGCCTGCAACAACCCGACGCTGTGAAAGAAGATGCTGACACTTACTTCCTGGCACGATTGCGTGACAGAATTGTGAACCAGGGCATGCAACCCTTAGTAGAACGTGAGAGTGCTAACCCGTATCAACTCTACGAAGCAGAAGAAGCCGGAGTGGGTGGCAAAGCCAAAGGCATTGAACATCTGGAAGACTATGTGTTCCGCAATGGCTTGCCTGGTGTGACCAAAGCCTTGCAAATTGTGGCAGCGGCAGCAGAGTCGCCCACCAAAACAACCACAGTCAAATGGGACGGCAAGCCTGCTGTGATATTTGGCCGCAAGCCTGACACCGGAGAGTTTGTGCTCACAGACGGTTCTGGATTTGAAGCCAAGGGCTACGATGGCCTAGCAACAAGCCCACGCATGATGGCTGACATACAACGCAACCGTTCAGGCGCTAGAGATGAGCTGATTCAACTGTATGCCACGCTGTGGCCCATGTTAGAAGCAGCTACACCCACAAACTTTCGTGGTTATGTCAAAGGCGATTTGTTGTACATGAGTACTCCGCCACTAGAAGCTGGAAACTATGTGTTCAAGCCCAACACTGTACAGTACAGAATCCCGGCAAAAACTGCTCTAGGCAAGCGCATTGGCGCCAGCAACACAGGCGTCGCCATGCATTCTATGTACGCAGATGCAGGCGATGCACGTCAACCACTCAGTGGTGTACGCTTCAATGACGTACCTGGCTTGCTGTTGATTGAGCCCATTGGCGGCAAAGAGATTGTGCCAGATGCCAACTTAATTAAACAAATCAAATCCGTGGCCAACAGTGCGGATGGTCGTGCCATTGCCACACTGTTTAACCCTGCAGAACTACGTGCTCAACAGATCACAGATCTAGCAAAATTGTGCGTGGACTACATCAACTACAGAATCAAACAGCCTGATCCCAGTTTCGACAATCTATTGGGCGGGTTTGGGGACTGGTTGCAGACCAAAGTCACACCTAAGAAGTTTGCCAACATCGTGGAATACTTGAACAGCCCTGCTAGTAACGCAGGCGCACTTTCGGCTGCATTTACACTGTTCATGTTACTGCATGATCTAAAAATAGACATCTTACGCCAGTTGGATTTAAAAGATCCTGGGCACGAAGGCTGGGTAATGGCCACCCCTGCAGGCTATGCCAAAGCAGTAAATAGATTTGACTTCACAGCAAGAAATGCGGCACAAAACAATCCGCAACAGGGGTGATTTTTACCAAAGGTATAAATAAAAGCAGGTCCACCGAGACCACTTAACTTAAAGGAAATTTATCATGGCACAATTTACAAAAGTAAATGGAACTACACAACCAGTATTTGCAATGGACGTTGCAAATGGCAGCATCAGCGGAACAGCAAACGTTCAAGCTCAAGGTTCAGTCAATTTGGCTGGTCCTGGTCTTGATTTCTTCAGCTTGGTCGCTAACGCTTCTATCAACAGCGGTGGCAACGTCAATGGTTACATCAACGCTACTATCCAAGCTCTGCAATCTGGCGCCGGCATCACTGGCGGCAGCGCAGGCGGTACAGTTGCTCTGTATCAAGTTAGCCCAGCCGCTAACATCCTGAACTTGGCTATCTATCCCAAGGGTGCTTATGCTAACACTGCACAAGTATTGGCTGCTGCTGTTACAGCTAACTCAACAGGCGGTTTGACTGCTGTGGGTTGGGCCAGCTGCGCAAGCAACGCTGTGTTCACCACAATGGCTGCTACCAACACTGGTTTGCCATTGGCTTAATCTAGTTTAGATTAACACCAACCCCGGACGTAAAAAATCCGGGGTTTCTTTTTGGCGTTAAATATGCACATAATGAAAGTCTTGTGCCGCACCCTTTTTGATTGTACCTTTACTGGTGTCACCGGACATTTCAGAGAAAGTCAACTTCCATTCACTACCAAAACAGGCCTTGTGCTACAAACACAAGCAGACTGGAATCGAGCTAGAAACCAACATCGCAACTGGGAAAGTCTAGTGCAGGTCATAAGCCTGCGCACACAGCCCATGAACATGACACGCCCTAAGAAACAAAAAGATGGTTGGCATTTTGAATTTGAAGTCGAGGCAGAAGGCGTACTCAGTGGTGGCCACAACACTGGCGATCTAGATGGGCTTGTGGCAGACTGCGATGGTGTGCCCATGGTCACTGGCTTGGATGAATCCGGAGCGGTCACTGCTACATTGCATGCACAAGGTCAGGATCAAAACATTTGGTTCTCAGCCATAAATACACCATTGGAGAATTCTGATGGTTGATACCACTGACATTGAAAAGAAAAGTCTTGAAGCCCACGTTGAACTGTGTGCCGAACGTTACCGCATGCTGGAACTCAAGATAGAAACAGTGGAAAATGAAATCTCAGAAGTCAAA